CCACTGTCTTACAACGCTGTGTACAACACGGGGCACCGACTCGTGAAGTGGGGTAGAGTTATACCCTTTCTTCTTCACTTCGCCGTCGTCCCATGCGTACATCGCTTTCAGCGTTAACGGCCAACTGCTACGGGGGCGCAACGCCTCCGTACGCTTCGACAGATCCCATAGAGAGGCAAGAAAATACCCTTCCTCATCGTCAAACAGAGATTTACTCCGGTCCATCAGGTGATAAACACGATATCCTTCGATACCATGCCGTTCCCTGCTTGGGAAGACTTCATCAAAGTTACCGATGAAGCCCCCATCCCCCAAAGCTTCGGGTATCCTTAGGCGCAATGCCTTCGGAATCGAAGTCAAAAGGAGAGCAAATGGCAATTGAAACCGTTTATCACACGCCCAGCCTATACAAAGCCGGTGCGCATAACGACGGATCGCATTCGCAAGGCGAAACACTGCCTGGACTGACGAAATCCTACCCTTAAGGTAGATGGGCTTAACATCAAAGCCGTTAAAGTAGTGGGCACCACAGCTTTCACGAAAAGATGAGTCATGATGACTTTTCTTCGTGTTAACTACAAAGCCGTAGAAGCTCAGCACTTCAGACAGTAGCGGAAAGACTGATGTTGGTATTATAACATCATCCCCATAGACGCTTACCAAACTTTGGTCCGCGTCCAGCGCCTCTGTGCAGCAAATTGCGACTGCATAGAAGATGAGAGACTCTAGAGAAAAGGTGAAACCGTTCCCCATACTGGAGAATTTGGCCCACCTAATTGTACTCTCTTCGAGTCCTTCCCGTTTTATATTGCCGTATTTGGTACGACAGCTATCCATCACAGAGTACCATCGAGGGGGCAAAAGCTCCCGTACGACAGAGTCAGCAATGGAGTCACTCGCAGAAGACAAGTCAACAGTTGCGACAGAGCCCGTTTTCGAGCCATGCCGTGCCAACCGTTGATTCTTGCTCTGGTCATGTAAGTCGATACCAAACCGAAGTAAGCGACTATTGATCATCTCACCGATCGATTTCTGGAACCATAAATTCAGTCCCGGCTCGATAGCAATAACTCGATCCGTTGTCGCGTCCTTCGGAACAGTGATAACTTTACTCCCAACCTGGAACACGGGGTATTTAGTCCCGAACACCAGGTGCCTAGCCCAAAGAGGATAAATCTTCTCCATGAGGTCGGG